ACACGACGCTCTTCCGATCTATCCCTCTTCTTTTAGGACTTCCATTATTTCTCTAAGCATCTTGTTTCCTCCAGGCTCAGATACATTTCGTTTCTATCCTTGCTCGCATCTGCGGAATAGATGAAATATAAGATTTCACCAATCATGAGGTATTTCTTTTTCTTCACGTATGGGCAGTAAGGAACCCTTATCTTCATGGAGATTGTCCGCTCTTCCCGTTCTGCGAAGTCTAAATCCTCTTCCCTTACGGAAACATTTCCAAATGGGATAGGTGTTATTTTCTCGAAGTCATCCTTTGTTTTTGGATTGATTTTCGCATTAAAGTCAGTTTCTTTCTTTTTGACTTCGCACAGGATTGCGACCCCGTCATTGTACGTTTTCACCCTTTGCCTCATATGCCTTTACCTCATTTTTATGACGGATCATGTATATATCCTGGATATATTCTTTCTTAAATTCTTCTTTTATCCCATTCCATATATACAGGCAATATTCCAGGTACAAACTTCTCTCCATTCCAGGAGCAGAGTAATCTGTCTCTGCCCCTAGGATATGGTCAAGTTCTGCCTTTGCATCTTCCATCATGGTTTCTATTTTTCTGTCTGTGTGCTCATCGTTCCAGGTAATGGATAACTTATCTTTCACCTTTTGCTTCAGGTCTTCATTAATCATCTTATCCTATCCCCTTTCGCTTTCTATTAAGCCGCAGGCGTTGGGGTTTTTGTCATCACGGTAATGTAAGCCGGGTCAAGTTCAGAGATATCCAGGAGCACCGCACAAGTATTATCATATGCTTTGCCCATTGCAAACATCTTAATCTTGTAGACCCGTTTGTCATCCAGGAATTTGAATTCATCAGAATAAGTGATTGCGCCTTCTTTTCCCTGGCTTGCTCCAAGGAAATACTCTTTTGGAAGGAATACAATTGCCTCACCATCTGCCAGGCTGTTTTCTACCACTGTTTCCGTTGGGAATGGGAACAGATTGTTTGTAAATCCTCCGATTGCATTTAATGCAGTTGTTGCCGGCATAATCTTCGTAAGGTAGTCTGTCATATTGCATACCAGGGATACCTTATCAAATTTTCTCATTCTTCCTTTTTCGGTTTTTGCCATCTTAGCAAGGACTTCTCCATATTCCTTCGGCATAAAGGATTTTATTTTTACTTTTGTCTTTCTTGGGTATTTGTTTCCGGATACGGATACGCCTTCGTGGATATCCCTGTCCAGTCCGATTGGGCACTTGTCTCCATCCCCGGAAATAATTCCTTTCGCCAAACCTGCTGCCAGGGAATCTTTTAAAATTGAACGGATATATCCATCCAGGAATGTAGGTCCCAAATCCAGGGTTCCAAGTCCAATCTGTGTAAACGCAGATAACTTGCACTGGTTGATCTGGATTTCTTTAAAGGAGCTTGAAATTTCTTTCGAAATCGTATCGTCAATTTCTCCCCATACTGCTGTGTCTGCTGTATGGTCATTCAGAATCCAGTGTGTGAGGTGCTTCACGTTTGTAAAGGTAATCTGGGAAAGAATCGGATGCTCTTCTGTAAGTTCCCTGTACACATCCTCAATGATTGTTTCCGGCATGGCTGGAAGTGGTACTGTTACCGCCTGTTTTGCCGGCATCTTTCCGACTTCGATTAATTTCTCATAATAATCTTTTTCTTCTTTGGTAAGGACTCTATAGCCCCTCTGCATCAGGATTTCATCATTTCCACGTGCCTCTTCATAGTCCTGCATTACCATATCCACAACAGACTGATGGAATTCTTCCCAGGCCTCTCTCACCTTTTCACTGTCTCCGCTTTCCATAGCTTCCTGTAGGTGCATCACTGCATCTTTCTGTTTCTGTGCATTTAATTCTTTATACATATCTTTTTCTCCTTTTCTTCATTTGAAAGCATTAAAAAAGGAATGCATGCTGCATCCCTGGCTTCCCTCTTCTTTTTTTGGTTTTCTGATCTGCTGCAAAATGTCTTTTCTCACATTCTGGCTCGGCTTTTCGCTTTCTTCTGTCCCGGATATAGATGTTGCGAATCCATATTCCAAGGCTTCCTGCGGCATGAGCCAGGTTTCTTCATCCATCATGATTTTTAATTCCTCTTCTGGTATGCTTACCTGGGACATGTATGCATTTATGGAAAGCTGCGTAATCTTTTCCAGGTCATCTGCTTCTTTCCTAAAATCATTCGCATTCCCAGATGCACAGCTCCACGCATTGTGAATCATTAACGTGGATGTGTTACTCATCACTCTTTCATCACCTGCCATAAAAATAACGCTGGAAATGGAGCAAGCAAATCCATCACAATGTGTAACCACCTTTGCTTTATGTCTTTTTAATGCATTATAGATTGCCAGTCCTTCCGCAACCTCTCCACCGTAAGAATTAATATAGACATTTATTTCGGAAACGTCTTTTAATTCTTCCAATTTCTTAGAGAGCAGATAGGCAGACACATCCGATTCAAGCCATGGCCAGCTTGTGATATCTCCGTAGATATACAGATCTGCTTTTTCTCCTTCTGTTTCAAGGCTGTAATACCGTTTTATCATTCTCCTTCACCTCCCTTCACTCCTTTCATGAGTTTTTCAATGGTCTCATAATTCTTTGTGATCCAATGTTTCATGCTCCAATCTTCTCCTATCTCTGGATAATCGGTTTCTTTTCTTACCTCATCAATGGAATATCCTCCAGAGGAAATTAGCTTATCTACATCAGACGCAATATCAAACAAGTCAATATGATTAATCTTATTTGTGCAAACCTTGTAGTAATTGCCTTTTTCAAAATTGGAAAAGCCTCCTCTTTTAGTCAGGGTTTCTCCAATCATATCCGCAACCGGGTCTACTCCAAATGTCAGGAATGCCTTCATGACTTCTTTTGTATTGTTCACATTTCCAGCCATCAAGGACTGCGGGATTTTCAAAGCCTTCCCAACCGTGTCAAAGAAATCGTTTTTAATTGATATGATATCTGTTGCCTTCGTGTTGTATGAGGTTTCTCTGTGGCTTTCCAGTGTGTAGCCTTCATATTCCGGGTACACGGCATTTTCATTGTCCATATAGGTTTCCAGGTTTTTCTGTATAACTTCCTCAAAAACCTTGTTAAATCCTTCATCACCAGCTTTGATGTCCGGCATTTTTAATTTGTATTTCTGCCCGTTTGACCGTTTATATCCTTTAATGGCAGAGCCTAAAACCTTCCCGAAAGAGCCGTAAACATTGCAGATAATGTTGTACACCTCTTCATTATCCATTTCAAAGAGATAAACCTCTCCTGCTTTAAACACTTTTTTGAATGTAAACCCATCCACCGTCACATTTTCATATGTATTTCCATACAGCACACTTTCTGTCTTCATACTCCAGCTGTCCGCACAGAAAAGATTCCCATTCTCTTCTATGACCAGAGCTGTCTTCTCCCTGATCATTTTTCCAATTACCTTATGCCAGAATTTTGATGCATTCTCGTTTGGGTTCGGTGCATAGTTTAAAGTAAAATAATCTTTCCCTTTTACTTCTTCCCCGCCCTGGTATGTTTTTATTTCGCACTTGGCCACTGCGTTCCCGATCAGGCTTGCAGCCGTATAGATTGCCAGCTCCAGATAATACATTTCTTCGGATACTTCTATCGTAATCGTTCCGCCAATTTTTGTTTTCTTGGTAATAAACTTATCGAGAAAATTTTTGATGGTCACCCCTATCACCTCCCCTACCCAAATACCATAGTGGATACCATCCTTCCTGGTATCTTTCTTTCTTTTATCTCATCTTCATCTACTAAAGCAGCTACAAGAGCCATGAACCCATCTGTTTTCCGGCTCTTTTCTTCTATCTTTTCGAAATCAATGTTTCCATTTTTCTTTGTAATCTTCACATTCCAGGTGTACCAACGCATCAAGGAATTATCTCCCCAGGCAATTAATTGCCTGTTAAAAATGCTAAACACCTTTGTAGCTATGATTCGTTTATCATTTGGCCGGATTAAATGTACTTTTGAACGTTCATCTTTTGTAGCTTCGAATCCTATATTTTTCAAGGCTTTTTTCATCAGTGCATAACGGAAATTGTCCAGGCATATCTTTTTGATGTTATATTCTTTCCCAGCTTCCTGAATCCAGTCAGTCAGGTATTCCGGCTCAATCTCCACCTCATTTACAATAGTCAGCAAACCTTCTTTTTCGGCCGCCTCTATCGGATATTTAATCCTGTCCCAATCCCTGGAATTTCTACATACCCAGCTATGTGTGATTACATACCTTTGTTCCCCTTTTTTAAACAGCAGCACCACAGACGCAAAGTCATCTAGCGAAGCGTAGTCAATTCCACAGACGCAATCCCATCCCTGTATGTCAGGAACAGGTTTGTTCGTGGCCAGAACATTTTCCCATTTCGTCACATGTACATCCAAGTTTTCTTTCGGCCTGTTCATTCTCTTCGTTGCAAATGCACTGTTGCTTATCGGGTCTTCCAAATAATCGCTAAACTCAATCTCTATCTCCTGCTGTAGATCCGGGAAGTATCTGAGGGAAGGATTTGCCTTGTCCCACATTTCCGGCTTCGTAATCTCCTCATCTGAATCCAACCGGCAAATAAAGGGGAATGTACCATTATCTGGCACTTCCCCCTTTAATATCCTTTCGCATTTTACAAGGAGCTTATCAAGCGGTCCATCTCTCACATCTCCCTGTGTGCTTATAATTGTTCGTCTCGGATATTTCTTTTTTCCCAAACCAGTAACAGCAACGTTGATCAGTTTCGTATCTTCATATGCATGGTACTCATCAAAATCTACTTTCCCCGGTCTTCCTCCATCTTTGGTCTTAGGATTACTTGTCCGGAAACGTATCTCTGATTTCGTCTTTACGTTCCTGATAGTTTCTTTGTTCCATTCGAATTTTCCTTTAAATGTTTTTTCGTCTGAATCTAAGATGTCATAAATATCGTTGAAGGTTGCAGATGCCTGTTCCTCTGATGTTGCAAAAATATCAATATGGTACTTCTGTACTCCATTCACAGGCGTGATCAAGGCAAAATCCTCAAAAGCAAGATACCCATTCTTACCAGCTCCACGTCCTACTAAAATTACTAAATTCGGAAACCGTAACTGGCCGTTTCTTTTGTAAAGAGTATTATGTACCGCAAAGCAGAATTTTTCCCATGGCAGTAGCCGGAATGGGAAGTATTTTTGCAGGTTCAGGTACCGTTCTAATTGTTCTTCATCAATATACACATCTTCCTGTTCCAGAACAGTTTCCAGGAATTCGCACATTTGAATCTGTTCCTGGCACACTGCCACTTCTCCACTTCGTACTATATCAATATATTCCTGTATATATTTACAGGTCATCTTCTTCTGTTTCTTCTCCTGTCGGTTCATCTACCGTTAATTTCATCTTATCCAAAATCATAAGCATCTGCTTATTGACTGCCACAAGGTCTTTGATGGATTGGTTCTGCTTTGTGATTGGTTTCCCTGATGCTGACATCGTTTCAAAGGCTACCCCTCTTTTTTCAATATCTGCTTGTAACTTCTTTTTCGTTTCAAAAAAGAAGATATAATCATCAATCAACGATTCAAAATGTGCAATTTTTGCCCCTTTTCCCTGGAGCTGTAAAGTCAAAGATTCCTTTATTTTCTTAGCGTTTGGTGCTCTTGCCATCCTGTTTTTTCCTCCAACTTTTTTATTTTTTATCATGTGCGAGGTTTCCTGTACTGTCCTCTACCCTCCCACGTTGTAAGACACTCCCATAAAATAGGGGTTTGGGGAGTGGTGGGGGTACTACCA